GTGGTTTATATTTTTCTTCACCTAAGAATAAATGTGCGTCAGATTTACTTTCAATAAGTTCAACGTCTGGACCCCAAACAATATCTATTGTTCCGCCACCTGTATTATTTCCTAAAATACTACGCATCTTAGATGCAGCAGCTTTTGTTGGTGCAATTTTATGTTCTAAGCTACCAAGTTTTATAATACGAATCTTAGATACTGCACCATCTAAAGCACACATATCAGCAAGTTTAAGTTTTTCAATAACTGTTATGTCATCCATTATTGAATAAATCATGGGGTTGGCCCAAATTTGCCAATCGTCTTTTTTATAGTGATAAACCATAATTTTTTCTGGATTCAACATATATGGTTTTCTAATTTTTGCAGCTTCGATTATGTCTGGTGGTAATTGGGCGACAATCGACTTTTCAGCATCATTTTTGGGAGAATTAATTAATTTTCGCAAAGTTGCTGGTAAAGTTACGCCATAAATCCTTTTGCCAACAAATGAGGCTAGTGATCCTCCTAGAACATCAACAAATACAGGATCAATAAATGTATATTTCCAAGGAATCTCTTTTTTCTCTAATTCTGTATCATCTAGCGAAGGATTAATAAGATCTGGACTTGCTGTAGCACGATACATTTTATCAATTGTTTTAGTATTAATTTTGGCTGTTTGTCTATTAATAACAATATTACCAGTTCTATATAAATTATTTAAAAAGCGTTCACTGCGATCTTTTCCTTGTACTTTTTTAAACCATGCCTTAAAGAAACGTTCTGTTCTTTTATTAGGGTGTACCACCCTAATTCCTTGTGATGCAAAGTCGCCCATAAGATCAATTACATTTTTTACTAATCCTACTCTTTGATAAATAAAATCTGCACGACGAATAATATCTTTGATTTTTGTTGGTACAGCTTCTTCTGGACGAAAAGCATAGTAATCGGTTTTTGTTAATCCTGGGCGACCATCTGTATTAGTATCCAAATTAGAATAATCTGTTCGTATTCTACCTTGCGCACTACCACGGGGAATTTGATCAAATTCTTCTAATGCTTGACCAACAGCTTTTGAAGCAGCGTCTTTACTTTTTGCATCGTTTCCCCAGGTTACATATGCCTTTTCATCTACGACTATAGCATTTTGAATAGCTGAACTTTTTGGATATTTTTTTGTCATATTTGATCAATACCATTGTAATAGAATTGTAATTATATTACCATAATACACCTAATCTCGATAAATTCCACCATAAATATCTTCTACATTTGCCGCTTTAGTAAACCACTCTGGACCCTTATACATTTCTGATGGTAAACCTTTTCTATCTTTAGGCATTCTTTTAAGATCATCTCCTATTAAGTTATAATCTGGATCTGCTAATACTCTTGCCATTTGTCTAGCTAACATATTTGCTATTACTAAAGCACTATAACGGTCTTTGCGTAATCTACCCTTTTTACCACTAGGAGACTTAACTTCTGGTGTATCCCAGCGATCTCTTCCACCTGATCCTGTGCTAGTGTGGCTCATTACTATAGTAGTAAGTTCATTTTTTAATTCTTCAATTTCTAAAATACATTCACTAAGAGTGTCATAAATAGGATTTAAATCAGAATCAGCAATTTTTCCACCCTCTGATTCAATAGCTAAACCTAATGTTAAATTATCAAAACGAGGAAACAATAACACTTTATCTTCCATATCTTTTCTTAATCCATGATTAGCTTGTGCTGTCCAATCAGCTTTAGCAAATTGCACTAATTCTAAAACATGTAAACCTGCTTGAGAATCTGTATCTTTAGGTTTATCATAATCTATTACAGGCCAAATTAATTGTTCTCCTGGTTTTAATTTACCAGGATCATGCAGTGCTTCTTCAATAGCTACACCGCCGCCTTGAGCATCCATTCCAATTCTTGCGGGCGGGAACACTTTCATTAAATCACGAATCTTGCGACTACAAAATCCATAAAAATCTTTATCAGAAACTAATCCAGTTTTTTGACGTTCTTTAAAATTACTACGATTAGTAGTCCAACAATATACTACTCTACTATGATCTGGATGTAATTCTAAAATTACAATACTAAAATTATCTTGTTCTGATGCTGGGTCAATACCATATACATATAATTTATCACTATCTCCCTTAACTAACGCATCAAATACCACACGCCCAATATTTGGTAAGATAATGTCTTTATTGTCTCCAGTAACACAACTTTCAATCAAACTACGCTTAAAGAAACCATCACTATCTGCTGTAAAACAAGCAGCATATTCCATATTATATATACCGCTATGAATAGTAGCTTTGGCACGAGATACTTGTTTATCATCCATAAAACCAGTTGGTATAAGCTCATATGGAATTCTAATAATACTATAGTCTTGCCAGTTAAAATTATCAGGCACTTCGCCCTTAAATATATCTTCTAGTATTCTATTATCTCCTTTACTTTCAATAATGGCTTTATAGCGTTTCCAATAACTAGCAAAATGTTTAAAATCATAATCTGCTGTACCAGAGATAATTGCTTGATTACCCATTTTTCTTTCTAAACCCTCAAGCGCATCAGACCATATGCCCGCTTCTTTCATAGCTTTTATCTTTGCTTGTTCTTTTACGTTTTGAATAGGATTTGCACTTACAGCAGCGAAACCAGATACAACCGTTTCATAAATATCAGGACTAATAGATGCAAATTCGTCAGCAATAATAATATGCGCTCTTAGACCTCTAATTTTACTATTATGTACACATATTCCATTAGCATTATATTGATGAGAATTACTTACTTCTATATCATATGTATAGTTCTTATCATATTTAATATTAGTTATCTTATCTAACAAAAATGAATCCTGATATTTTTCTTGAGAAGTCCATCTTTTTTTCTTAGATATATATGAATCTAGAGCTTCTTTTTTTCTTAGTAACCCAAAACCTATTTTTTCACTAAAGATTTTTACATTTTTCCCAGTTATTAATAGTTCATAAATAGTATTCCATTTAGTATTTCGATTTCTATGCTTTAAAGTGGATACAATTCCGTAGTGTAACAAAATAAATTGAATTTGTTTCATTAATATTTTTGAGGTATTAGTTAAACTAACAGTGATTCCTATTCCTCCTTTATGAGTATTTCCTTGAACATGACCATCTGTATCAAAAATACCTCTAATAACAGCACTCATTATTTCTTGTTCACTAGACAATATCTTTTCTGGAATATATTTGTCTTTAGTATATGTTTGATCAAATCCCCAGTTTTCCTTCCAAGATTTAACAAATTTAATTGAATCATAGTTATAATGTACTTTATCAGAACATTGATAAAGCTTAACACCTAAACCCTTTTCAAGAGAAGTTATTAGTTCTTCATCTTTTGTTGTAAATCTTAATCTATATTGATTTGTCCAACATCCATCTCCTATCATTAAGCCTAGAGAATATGCTTCGTCTACAGATATATCTGTTTTACCTTGATGCCAACGAGGTTTGTTATCTATTAAGATGTTGTCATTAATTTTTATTTGATCTAGTCTTTTCCACACAATCTCTTTGCCATTAAAAACTTTAACTTTATGATTATAAGTTCCTTCAACACTAAAACCTCTTTTAGAAGTTATTCTAATTGTATCTTTAAATCCATTATATCTTTTGTTTTCGCTTTTTTCAAAACAATAATTATCCCATACCTCGCAATCATTTTTTTCATCTAGTTCTTGTTCAAAATCAAGATCAAAAATTTCTCCTAATGTACCAAACTTATTTTTATATGTTATAAGAGTATCAGCGGTTAGGCAACCGTCACCCATAGGTATAGCAATAGCCCAACTATCTCCTAATCTTATAGTGCATCTATCAACATCTCTTCTTGGTCCATCATCATTGCTATTAAATATAGATCGTAAGATCGAACTATTACGCCATATGGTTTCCATATATTCAAATATGATTTTACTCTGTCTAAAAGCAGAACCAACAATAACAATCTTTGTACCTGGATTAAATGTGCATCTTAAAATAGAATAAAGAGCTAATAAAAAACTTTTACCCCAACCACGAGAAGCAATATACATAGGAAATGGACGCACCCAAAATTCTTGTAAAATAGCAATCTGCATAGGATGTAATTCTATGTCAAATAAAAGTTTACAAGTCATACCAAAATAAGTTGGATTTTTCATCAACTTAATAAGATGCATGTCTGGATTTTCAATATCATACTTTAAACGACGTATCATAGGGTTACTAGGTATAACTATCTTAGATATGTCGCCTAAACCTAACCATGCGTCATCAAATAAGTTTTTATTCTTGATCTTCGCTGACATATTTTTTATATACCCTTTTCATAATATCATATGCTGTTGTTTCTGCCCAACTAGCACAACCACAGAATATTACATGAATACCATGATTAATACTTAATTCATTCAGGCATTTTAAAATAAACTGTGGTGTCATTTTGACTTTATTAATAACGTTTGTTGGTATTCCACTTCCTAATGGATAATTCATTAATTGTTTATAATCTGCTTCAATTAAAATATAAGCATGTTTATATTTACCCATGCGTTCAATAAAATCTTTAAATCTTTTTTCTGTTACATTTAAGGCAATTTCTGCAATACCTCGTTTACGCTCTATACATAATATATCTTCCATTCCTTCAATACTATAATCGCCAGTATCAAGTTTACGATGAGCTACAGCCTTATCGTAAAATTCCCACGGTTTTTGTTCTCGTGTATCAATAATAATAGTAAAGTCACTCATTTTTTACTCGCTATAATTCTCATAAAGGTTGCTGCAAAAACCTCTTCGTTTCCATTAATGTAATTGTGATGCAAACGACATAGTGTGATTCCGTTGTCTATTGCAAACCTCAAACCTGGAAAATTAGCCCAATTTTTAATATGGTGGGCATTTAGTTGCTTATTTTTAATAGTACAATTGGGCCATTGACACTGAAACTTATCTCTTTTATATACACCTTGTCTCCATTTAATGTATTGTGGATCTTTAAAATTACGTTTCATCTTGTAATAC